CGTAGTTGTCTGCGGTGTTATCTAACGCGCCCTTCACGTTGAGGGGGACAGAATACCGGGTTGAAGCCCATGCGAGCAGGACAGGCCGCGCTGATTCATACGTTGGGAACCCCGCGAGCTTGATGGCCTTGACCAATGTGTGGTCTGCTTTGGCGTATGCGTCGAATGCTGCGAATGCCATTGTTTCTTTGATGCTTAATTTCATGATGTACTTTCTAAGTGAATAAAGAATTAAACGACCGTCTAACTCTGTACACATTATAGCATAGGGGTAGAGAATAGCCCTGTTTCCGGGACAGTGTCCCCGGCTTGACCCTACCGTACCCGTACAACCACTTCATGCTTGATGACCATGCGACCCGATAGAAACAGTATTGCACACTTATGCTGTGTAATTTCCGAGGAATTTAGTAGGTTAAATACAGATTACCCCCCCCCCCCCCCCTTGCCTAAAAATTAAGCACACCCCACCCCCTATCCCATAAAAATTCAAGGGCTATACCCTACCAAATCCCTAAGGTATACAATCAAAAAAAGACCCGGCACACAGTCCGGGTCAAGTTCCTTTACATGGAGAAAGCGCCGCTTACCACGGCGCGCATGTATAATACTCCAACACAACTCGGAGCGCAATATCCCGAAATGCTGGAACATCTTCTTGAGCCCCAATTCGACGACCCCACGCTGGTAACGCCAGCTAAACTGCTTGATGCAACGATCAAGACGCAGGAGTGGTTGCAGGAGTTTGACTCCCCGACGACAGTCGTCGCGGCCCAAAGGGCCACGCCAAACGAAAAATCCCTTGCGCGCGCTGCGTTCGTAGGTGTAACCGACCCAGGCGCGCAGCCGCAAGCTGCCACGCAGAAATTGTTGGCTCTTAAGACACCCAATGCTGTTGCCCATTTGGTACAGATGCTTACTGCTTACGACTGGCAGTTCGTGGCGCAAGCCGCAGAAATTAGGGGGTATGTAGTAGCCAAACTCCTGGAAGAGTCCCAAGGGGACAAAGCGTCCGACAGGTTGCGCGCAATACAACTTCTCGGCACAGTTTCCGAAGTGGCCAGTTTTACTGAGCGAGTAGAGATCACGCACAAGCACGAAGACTCCGAAGAGATAGCCGAACGGATCCGCGCGCGCCTGAAGTCCTTACTCCCCCCGGTGCAGGAAGTTGAAGACGCGGAAGTAAAAGAAGTTGCGGTGGTTCCGCATGCCGAACCGACGCTGCCCCAATGAAACTCTTGTCCCAAGAGGAGTCCGACGAGATACTGCGGTTGTTGCCGCAGTTGCCCCTGAAAGAACAGGAATCTCTTCTTAAGGATCTGGACAAACTCAATTCCCAAATGTCGTTGAATAGCGCGAAGGATGACTTTCTTGCGTTCTGCCTGCGGGTTTACCCCGGCTTTAAGACGGGGCCACACCATCGTTTCCTACGCCCTATTCTGCACAGAGTGCTGTTGGGGACTGAATTGCGCGTGTGCGTGTCGATGCCACCACGCTTTGGCAAGAGTGAGACCATCGCTTATCTGTTCGTCGCGTGGTACCTGGGCCACAACCCAAGCCACCAAGTTATTATGGTGACGCACACCACGTCACTCTCGGATACTTTTGGGCGCAAGGTGCGTGACTTGATAGACACCCCGCAGTATCGTGAAATATTCCCCGACACAGTAGTCTCCAGAGATAAATCCGCAGCAGGAAATTGGAATACAACGCTGGGCGGTAAGTACCTGGCCATTGGTATTGGCGCAAATGTTGCAGGATACGGCGCCGATCTGCTGATTGCCGACGATTTGATCTCAGAAAATGCAATGCTAGCCAACCCCGACGCGGCATTTGATAATGCGTGGACGTACTGCATGGTTGGCCCTCTGCAACGCTTGATGCCGGGTGGGCGCATCGTGATGATTGGCTGCGTGACGGCAGAGACCCGCGTGTTAATGGCAGATGGGCTGGAAAAGGAGATGCAGCACATCAAGGTAGGTGACTTGGTAGCCACCTACGACGCCGGAAGTGTTGTATTTTCGCGAGTATTGAACTGGATTGAGCATCGTCCCGATTTTGTTTACAAAATAAGAACAACTTCGGGTACAATCGTCCGTGCAAACAAGAGACATCCTTTTCTTGTAGATCGGAACGGAGCCAGATCATGGGTAAGAGTTCGGGACTTGAAAGTGGGGGACTGTCTAGTAAGGGCTGTTCAACAGAAGGGTGCCAGCGGCCAAGGCACGCCAAAGGATTGTGCAGTACCTGCTACAAAAACAAAGCGTGGGCTGAAGGAAAGGCTAGGCCAACTCCTGAAGCCAAGGCGCGGGCAAAAGCAAAGGCCCAAGCTGGCAACAAGCTGCCTATCGGACACTGGGGGAAGTGGAAAGGTGTCGAGTGTTCCGTCGAGGGGTGTAACAGCCCTGTTTCAACAAAGGGGTTATGTCACAGTTGCTACGGCAAGGCATTGTGGCGTTCAGGTAAGCACCGCCTCACTGTTGAGCAAAAGCGTAGCAGCCATCTTAAATACAGGTATGGCATTTCTACGGAAACTTACGACGCTAAGCTTGCAGAACAAGGTGGGCTTTGCGCAATCTGCAAGCAGCTACCAACAAGAGAGAACTCAAGGGCAGGACAAGATCCAAAACTGTACGTTGACCACTGCCACGACACAAACAGAATCCGAGGACTTTTGTGTAACGACTGCAACCTTGCAATCGGCAGGGGAAAAACGGCAGACGTACTTGAAGCCGCTGCCAGATACCTACGCTATCACTCCAGATGCGATTGTTGAAATTGTTGAAGATGGGTTTGAACCCGTTTTTGACATGGAGGTTGAGCGGACCGAGAACTTCATCGCTAACGGCGTAGTAAGTCATAACACGCGATGGGGCAAGAAGGATCCCATAGGCCGTGCGCTGAAGTGGGCAGAAGAGAATCCTACGTCTCCACAGTGGCTCGAAGTACGTTTCCCCGCAATTCTCCCGTCAGGCAAGTCACTTTGGCCGGAGCAGTGGCCCATCGAGCAGCTGATTGCCAAAAAAGCCAGTATGGCGCCGCAATATTGGAACGCGCAGTACCAGCAAACGCCTACAGTAGACGAAGGAGCGCTTATAAAGCGCGAGTGGTGGAAGATTTGGGACAAAAAAGACCCACCGGACGTGGAGTTTGTCATTCAGGCATGGGATACGGCACACGAGAGCAAGAATAGCGCCGACTTTTCAGCGTGCACCACCTGGGGGGTGTGGCAAAACTTAAAGAGGGAGTCAAATATCATCCTGTTGAACGCGATTCGTGGGCGATGGGAGTTTCCAGAACTTAAAAAGGTCGTTTTGGAGCAGTGGAAAGAGTGGAAACCAGAGAGTTTGGTGATCGAAAAGAAGGCAGCCGGGGCGCCACTGATCCAAGAGTTGCGTAGAATGGACATTGTGGTGCAGGAGACGACGCCTAGCCGGGGAACTGCTGCGCAGACCAACGACAAACGAGCCCGGATGAACGCAATCGCTGATATTTTCTCATCTGGTAAAGTGTGGGCTCCAGATCGTAGGTGGGCGTATGAAGTGATAGACGAAGTGGCAGAATTTCCTGCGGGCGAACATGATGACTATGCAGATACTTGTCAGATGGCCATGGCGCGGTACCGCGCGGGTGGCTTCATCAAGTTGCCCTCAGACTACGACTATGAAGAGGAAGAATTCAAACCGAAACGCAGGTTGGCGTACTACTAAGGATCCCGATGTCTACTCAACTCTTCATGGGCAAAATCAAATGGTGGCGCGCCTTGCTGCGCAACTGGGTTCCCGAGACGAAGCAATAAAAATCTTGCGCAAACGCGGACAAATGGAGCAAAATAGCGAACGGCTTACGCCTAGCGGCGTGCTTAGGGATAACATGACTGCAGAAGAAAGAGCCAAGGATCATGCCATTAAGGCTAGTGGTAGACCAATAAGTGCATTCAAATATAATGCTGCAACAAACCGAGCTACGCTAAGGAGCAGATGAGATGATAGAGAAGCAAATTCCCCAAGACCCATCCCTGTCACCGGCAGAGGAAGTTGGCCTCCCTGACTCACCCAACGAAAATACCATTGTCATCGAACTAGAAGACGGTAGTGCTGAAATAAACCTCGGGGAAGATACCCCCGAGCCCGGTGAGTTTGATGCAAATCTTGCGGAGACCCTTGACGAAGGCGTTCTTGCTACCCTTGGCGCCGAGCTTGTTGAGTTAGTTGAAGCCGATGACAACAGTAACAAAGACTGGAAAGAGGCGTTCATCAAGGGCATGGAAATGCTGGGGATGCGATACGAGGAGCGTACGGATCCGTGGATTGGGGCTTGCGGTGTGTACAGCACCATACTCTCTGAAGCAGCTATCCGGTTCCAGTCGGAATCCATCATGGAGACTTTTCCTGCTGCAGGGCCGGTGAAGACGGAGATTATTGGCGAGGAAACTCCAGACAAAGCAGAAGCCGCCGTCCGCGTCAGGGACGACATGAACTACCGAATTACTGAGGAGATGACAGAGTATCGGCCCGAACATGAACGCTTACTCTACTCCCTGGGCTTGGCCGGGGCAGCATTCAAGAAGGTGTACTTCGACACCGCACTCAATCGCCAAACCTCCATTTTCTGCCCCGCCGAAGACATCATAATCCCGTACGGCGCCAGCTCAGCGCAGACTGCAGAACGTGTTACGCACATGATGCGCAAGACCAAGAACGAGTTGAAAAAGCTGCAGGTCTCTGGGTTCTATGTTGACTGTGACCTGGGCGATCCGGCGCCAACCAATACAGATATTGAGAAGAAAAAGGCGGAGCAGCACGGCGTTAAGATCATAGATGACAACAGGTATCGCTTCTACGAAACTCAGTTTGAATACGACTTGCCCGGGTACGAGGATCCTGATGGTATAGCGCTGCCGTATATCGCCACGGTTGATAAGGGCACCGGGAAGGTATTGGCTGTCTACCGTAACTGGGAAGAGAAAGACAAAGACAGGAAGAAGCGCCAACACTTGGTGCAGTACACATACATCCCTGGGTTTGGTCCGTATGGCTGGGGGTTGATACACCTGATCGGTGGATATGCGCGCGCTGACACAGCCATTACGCGGGAGCTTGTTGATGCAGGGCAGTTGGCTAATTTACCTGGTGGGATGAAAACGCGGGGCCTGCGCGTTAAAGGCGACAACACCCCCATATCTCCTGGTGAATGGCGCGATGTAGATGTCTCCAGTGGTGCGTTGCGTGACAACATAATGCCGCTCCCGTACAAGGAGCCAAGTCAGACGCTGCTGGCCCTGCGTAACCAGATCGTGGAAGAAGCGCGCAGGCTCGGGTCTATCTCCGACATGAACATATCCGACATGAGTGCGAACGCACCGGTTGGTACCACGCTGGCTCTGTTGGAGCGCACACTTAAGACGATGTCAGCAGTGCAGGCCCGTGTGCACTACTCGATGAAGCAGGAGTTCAAACTGCTCGCTGCCATTATTCGTGACCACACACCTGCGGAATATGAGTATGACCCAGTTGATGCAAACCGTGGCGCGAAGCAGGCAGATTATGACCTTGTAGAGGTTATTCCAGTCAGTGATCCGAACAGCGCCACAATGGCGCAGCGTATCATGCAGTACCAAGCTGCGCTGCAGTTAGCCCAGGGAGCGCCACAGATATATGACTTGCCAATACTGCACCGTCAGATGCTTGAAGTTCTGGGTATCAAGAACGCGAACAAGTTGGTGCCGACGGATGACGATCAGACGCCGAAAGACCCAGTCAGTGAGAACATGGCGTTCCTTAACGGGACTCCGGTCAAAGCGTTTATTGAGCAGGACCACGATGCGCACATTTGCGTGCACCAGACATTCATGCAAGACCCAATGATTGCGCAAACTATAGGACAAAATCCTATGGCGCAGCAGATGGGCGCAGCCATCATGGCGCATATCTCCCAACATCTGGGGTTCAGTTACAGATTGAAGATTCAGGAAAGATTAGGTGCCACACTCCCGGCGCCAGACGCCGAGCTGCCACCCGAAGTTGAGATGCAGTTGTCACGTGTTGTAGCTCAGGCCGCTACGCAGTTGTTGCAGATGAACAAGGCCGGAGCCGCACAAGCGCAGGCACAACAGCAAGCGCAGGACCCGTTGGTACAGATGCAGCAGCAGGAGTTGCAGATAAAACAGGCAGCGCAGCAGACGTTGGCGATGAAAGCCAAAGGGGACTTGGATATTCGCCAGGGCGAGTTGATGTTGAAGCAACGAGAGATGCAGGCAAGATCAGGGCAAGATCCGCAGGCGCAACAATTGCAAGCACAACAGGCCCAACAGCAGCAACAGGTGCAAGCCCAGCAAGCCGGTCAACAGCAGCAAGCAGCGCAGCAACAAGCCGCACTCAAGGCGCAGCAGATGCAGCAGGCGCAGGCGCATAAGCAGCAAGCCCATGGGCAAGTGTTGAACCACAAACAGCAGCAGCACCAGATGAAGCTGCAACAGCAGCAACAGGCACACCAGCAGAAACTGGACGTAGCAGCACAGGCTGCACAACAGCAACAAGTGGTAGCGGAACAAGCCGCCGAAGCGGCGAAAGCACAAGGAGCGGCAAATGAGTAGCGTCTTAGGACTCCTGACTTCTGACTTGCAGAAGGAGATTGATGTGCGCGCAGCGTCCCTCGCAGAAGGTTGCGC